CAAGGAAATGTTGTGTTGCCGTTAACTTTGTTCTATGCTCCATTAGGAACTCATCTAGGCTCATTAATTCAAGTTCTGGGAATTGTTGCATGAATAACAATGCAATGTTGTGTAAGTTGTCTATTGATTCCATATTATATTATTTTAAATGTGGTTATATCTAAATTTAAGTACTCGCTGTGATATTTTGCTTCGTATGGTCCTACATCAATGTATATACCGTCTTTTAGAAAAGCTATCTGATGAAAATTATCACCCAATATTGTAATTATGATTTCGTTGAACATATTTATTTATTTTACTTTTCTGTTATCTATATTTGGATCGTTTCCAAACAATTCTTCATATACTTGCTTAATTCTACTCGGTTGCAAGTCACGTTTTTTTGTCATTGCATCTTCATACAACACTCTTAATGCAATCATTACTAAGTTCTTTTGATCGTCTTTAATTATCATATTATATTTATTTTAGTTACATTTGTATTATCATTTGATCGTCGTATTCAGGCTGTATGTATAGCATCCATAGAGGCTAAATGATTACAGCGTGTTGAGGTTACCCCCTGTGGGCTGCAACGGCTTATTCAGCCGCTACAACTTCAAGTTGCTCAATCGTAGCTAAGTGTCTAACATTACTTGGCATATCAGTTGATTGTGACCAGTACTCACGTTTAATCCAGCATGGCATGATTGATAACTTAGGCAACATCACATTCAACACATCGTCATGATTGTACGTTACACGTTGATTTTTGTTATTGATGAACGTTATGACTTGATTACGACCCATCCATGATTTGCGCACTACAAAGTTAGCTCGTTGTATTGGTGGATAGATTGCAGCCAATTGTTCGGGAGTCAACGCTGCGATTGCTTCAGCTAATAATTCTTTACTAGTTTTTACTACTTCTTGTACTTCTTGTACTTTGTTTGATTTTTTCATAATTTATTTATTTAATTGTTATTATTTATTTACACTTATATTATCATTTATTCGTCGTATTCAGACTGTATGTATAGCATCATCAGATTATATTTCTGATAAGCTGTTCTTCAGTAACTGAATAACAATTGTCTTTTTCAATTTCAGATAAGTCTTCAAATATATCTTCAGCAAAGCTTGAATAACAGTATTCAGATATATATTCAATTAATTCGCTTTTAGATAATTTTTTTAGATTATCAATATAAATTTCAGTTTTAATTAAATTCATCATAGTTATTTGTTTAATTGTTATTATTTATTTACATTATTATTATCGTTTATTCGTCGTATTCAGACTGTATGACTATATTAATTTATATTTATGATAATTATTAGTTAGTAGTTTGTCAACAACTTCTAAGTCTTGTTTATTTATTATTAAAACATCATTATTAATATAAAATACATTTTGTAATTTATTTGAATTAGATAACAAATTATAAATAATTGATCTAAAATTTTTGTTAATTTTTAATTTTTTCATTTTAATTTTATTTAGTTATTATTACTTTTAAACTTCATATATATTATCAATTACTATTCGTATTCGGACTGTATGCTATACACTCGCTCCGCTCGCTTGTTTGCACAGCTCCGCCTGCCAATTCCGCAAGATGCAGAGTAAAAACCCCCTGAGGGGTTATAGTAGTATTAGATCAGAAGGTTAGAACTACAATGGATAATCCATTATAAATTTCATCCATTCAATCTGGGTATCAAGGTATTGTTCTGCATCTGTACAGAAATCCCTGTATATTCCTGTTTGATCTTCAATTTCCATTTCAATATCCTCTGGAATTATATATCCAGGTTCTGTTAATAATAAATTAAATTGGTCTGTTAATAATTTTTTAATATCCATAATATATTTATTTTAAGTTCATATATATTATCATTTACTCTCCGTGCCCAGGCTGTATGCTATACACGCTACGCTTCGCTCCGCGTATGTTATAGTCTTGATCGCTCACGGTCAGGCTATGTATCACTGTCTAGGTAATGTACAACGCAGACACTGTACCATATACACAGCTAGTAACACTGTAGCTAATACCTAAACCGTTACAATCCGTAAACCGAAAAGGTAAAACATTTTACACTATTCCTAAATCTACACCCGGGGGTGGGAAAAACCAAATCGTTTTCTTTTTGAAAAGTTTACATTAAAAATAGTATATAACCCCTTAGTTCCATATATCTAACAAGGAATTTTACAAACCCCTTTAGTTCTATGTGTTTAAGTTATTATTTTATTAAAAGATGACATTAGCTAATTAAGTAAATAAATAGCAGGCTATTGTCACACTATTGTTTTTGTTTGTATTTGATGTAAAATTTTGGTTCGATGCGTGATTGTATATACTATAATTTAAGTGTGTTATGAAAATTAAGTTAGGTATAGAATCACCTTTGTTAAAGCAGAAGTTATCACCGTTGGCGGCTAAGAAGAAAGCTGCTAGGGATTTGGCTTATGCGAAGACTGAGGATAGGCGGAATAAGAAGGCACATTCGCAGAGATTGCGTAGAGCCAATCCTGGGAGTGCTAAGGGTAAGGATTGGGATCATAAGAATCAAAGATGGGAAACGCCTAAGCAGAATAGAGGGAATGATGGTGAGGGTACAAAGAAGGAGAGTGGTAAGAAATATAAAACAAAATAATATGGGGGCTACAAAAAAGAAGGTTGAGCCTACTGCACCGAAGTCTGGGGTTATGAGCAATAAGTCTGGGCGCAAAAAGATCAAGCAAAAGTAATGTTAGTTAATATATAAATAGTAATAAATAAAATATGGCAATAATTCCAAATGACGAAAAAGTGTTTATGGTAAGTAACACTACAAATACAACTTACTCAGGCAGTCAAGCATTGAAAGATATGAATGAATGGTACACAATGCAAGATGTTAGATATACTGTAAGACCTTATAAAGCGTTTTCGTGTTTATTAACACAAGACGAAAATCCATCTGAGGAAACATTGGTACAGGATCCTCTAACAATAGGAGTAACTTACATAATAGTAAATGACCCTGAGGGTATTGTTGGAGATTTCACAAACGTAGGAGCACCTAATAATGAAGAAGGTACATATTTTATAGCTACAGGAGAAAATCCTAACAGCTGGGGAGATAGTGCTCTAGGATGGGATATGGGTGTGCCTGTTGTTCAAGTATTAGAAAACGATTTAGGGAACGTGTGGTTTGAGCTTAGAGATATAGGAGAGTTTAAGATTGCTTCTGATAATCCAATCTTTACTACAGGTAAAACAGCATTTATTGATTCTACTAGTTATCAACCTGAAATAGGGATTGTGACTATAAGTCTCACAAATTTAAATGAGGAAGTTGTCTCATTTACAACAAGTTTGTCAGATGGACCTGATCAGAAATTAGTATTAACGCCAACATTTGTAGAAATAAGAGTATATAATTAAAAATAAAACTAATGGCTGAAAAGAAAAAGACTGCAGCATGGACTCGCAAAGAAGGTAAGTCTCAAACTGGCGGATTAAATGCAAAGGGTGTAGCGAGTTATAGAAAAGAGAACCCAGGATCTAAATTACAAACGGCGGTTACTAAAAAGCCATCGGAGTTAAAGCCTGGTAGTAAAGATGCAAAACGTAGAAAATCATTCTGTGCTAGAATGTCTGGTATGCCGGGTCCTTTAAAAGACGAGAAGGGACGTCCGACAAGAAAGAAGTTAGCGTTAGATAAGTGGAATTGTTAATTAATAAATAAAAAATGGCGATAATATATAGTTACCCAAAAAATACAGATATATTATCTACTGATGTTATAGTTGGAACTTCAACAAGAGTAGTTAATGGTAAAAGAAAAAATGTAACAAAAAACTTTGAGGTTGGCGCTATTGCTGAATTTTATAACGAAACTAGTTCTATAGCTATAACCGGTCAAAACAATTTCTTTTTTCAAAATAACATTGCTCCTGGTAGAAAATCAGGATCTATAAGTTTTATAAGTGGAGGTGGTTCTGGTACTAACTTTAGCAGTATAACAACTATTAGGATTAGTAAAAAAGCTACCTCTGGCAACTTAGTTATAGATTATATAAATACATTTGTAGATCAAGCTATTATCATAGCTCAAGTTGACAACTTAAATAATTTTGGTATTTATAAGTTTATTAGTATTACGCAGTCTATAACCGAACCGGATTTTTATGACATCGTAATAGAAACGGTTAATGCTAATGGCTCTATACAAGAAGATAAGTTTTATGGCTTTGCAATTTATCCTGGATTCATTAACCAGAATATAACACCTGTCGATATTAGCTCTAAGTTAGATAAAAACTTTTCATTATTCACAGACAAACCAACTCCAGTCGATACTGATTTACTTGTTATTTATGATGGCAACAATAAAAAGGTTACCTTTAGTAACTTAAAAGCTACGTTAAAGACTTATTTTGATACTATCTATACAACTACAAGTGCGGTAGCAACTCAAATAACTACAGCTTTAATTGGGTATGCAACAGAAAGTTGGGTTACTTCACAAGGATATATCACTAATGTCATAACTGCTTTAGGATTTACACCTGAAAATGTAGCAAATAAAAGTACATCAACTTCATTAGGTTCAAGTGATACTTTATATCCTACTCAAAACGCAGTTAAGGTTTATGCGGATTCAAAAGTAACAGATGCAATAGTTGATGGAGTTACTACAATAGCACCAAGTCAAAACGCGGTTTTTGATGCATTGGCTTTAAAACAAAATGATTTAGGATTTACACCATATAGATTTTTTAATTCAACACAATCTATTGGTAGTAATGCTTCTGGTGAAACTCAATTAATAAGAGTAACAATACCTGCAAATTCATTTTCTTCTTCTGATAAGTTTTATTTTAGATTAGGATTTAGTAAAGTTGGTACTGTAAATGTAAACACAATTAGAGTAAAACTAACAACAGCATCAACTATGCCAACAGGTGCTACTTCTCAAATAACTCAAGCTGCTATGTCTGCTACAACTTTATATAGCCCTGTTGAAAGAACAATGGCAATTAACGGTGGTAATTTAAAAGGATTTCCTTTCACAAATTCAAACGTTTCTGATAATGGGGCAACTACAGTTGCTTGGGGTAGTGTAGCTTTTGATGTAACACAAACACAATATTTTTATGTGAGTATTACTCCCGCATCCTCTACTACAGATGTAACTCATTTAGAATTAATAGAAATATCAAATATATAAGACTATGTTATACGCTATATTAGAAAAAGAAACAGGAAAAGAACTTTATTACAAAGCTGATAACGAAGTTTCAGACAATGAAGTAGCAGTCACAGAATTAAGAAATGAGGATATGGAAAATCCACATTTTAATTTTGAAACAAGAATTTTTTATGATAAAAAAAATATAGAAGAATAAAATGCTATTAGCACAAATGTTCCAAATGGAAACTTTACAGTTGGACTTCAAGAAGGACAAAAACAAACTCCCGAAACTGCTTTAGCTTATACACAATTAGCATTAGAACAAGCAGGATATGAGGTAGAAAATTTATTAAATTAAGTAAAAAATAAACTTATTAATAATTAAAAAAAATATAAATGGCAATAATTTACAGTTACCCAAGGGTTACAACATTAAACAACTCAGACCTATTAATAGCTACTAGATTTGAAAATGAAAACAATGACTCGGCTAAAAATATAACTTTTACAATTGATACAATATTAGATTACGTAAATAGCAACATAGCTCCTACATTAGATCAAGTATTAAACGAAGGGAATTTATCATTACTAGATGCTTCTATTGGTAGTTTAGGTTTATGGGATAACTTTAATGAAGGGTACGGATTCGTTAGTTCTAATAGAAATAGGCTTAACTTTACCAATTCAAATAATTTTCTTGTTGGATATTTAGCTGAAGACACATTACTTTTAAATGATTCAGATACAGCTTTTAATTTTCAAATTAAAAAGCCTACAGTAATCACAGCCAATAGAACCGCTACATTCCAAAACGCTTCTGGCACGGTAGCATACCTATCTGATGTGCCAACTGTTCCAGCGTCTAATAATTATGGTTTATTTGCACAAACAGGAAACTCTACTATTATAACAGGAACAACTACTGAAAGCACATTAATAAATGGCGGAGAAGGGTCATTAATTATTCCTGCAAATGGTTTTAATATTGGAGATAGTTTTAGAGCTGTTTTTGGTGGGGTTATGAATGCGGCAAATAATCAAACTATTAGAATAAGAGTTAAAGCAGGTTCCGTTGTACTTTTAGATAGTGGAGTTCAAACATTAACAAACTCAATAATAAGTGATATTTGGAGTTTGAATGTGGATTTTACAATAAGACAATTAGGAGCAGCAGGAGTTGCTTCAGTGGTTACATTAGCAACATTCCATTATACAAAAACAAACAATGCGACAGTTGAGGGATTTGCTTTTAACAATATAAACAATACAACTTTTAATACAACTATAAGTAATACTTTAGATGTTACGGTTCAATGGGGTAGCACAAATGCATCAAATAGTATCTATAGTGATATATTTATATTAAACAAAATATACTAATGAGTAGAAAAGAGAAAATAGATTTATTCCTAAATAAATGGGTGAGTCGTAAGTTAACAGTTTTTGTTGTAGCTTCAATTGGATTATTCTCTGGAGTTATAACTTCAACTGATTGGGTTATAATTGGCACATCTTATATTACAATTGAAGGTGTTACTAATATTGTTGAACGTTTATTTAAAGCAAAATCAAATGTTTAAAAATAAATTACCATATTTAATTATTGTAGCATTAGTTGCAATTATATTATTACAGAGATCTTGCGATGGTATTTTTGATTCAGGGGAGGAACAAACTACAACTAAAACAGATACAGTTTATAAACGTATACATGATACTATTACAAAAGACATAAAGGTAATACATACAGAATATGTGCCAATTAATAAACCGCAATATACACCGGGGGAAACTTTAGATACATGTAAATCTAGATTTCAAGATCTTTTAAAAGAGCATTTAATTAAAAGAGTTTATGCTGACACGTTAAAGCTTGATAGTCTTGGATCAATAGTAATTAAAGATACAGTTTGGATTAATAAATTATATGGTAAAAGAACTTATGTAAAAGATTATAAAATACCTTATGTAACTAAAACAATTACTACTATAAAAAAAGAGGAGCCAAGGCGCCAGCTTTATGTTGGAGGTAATATATTCGGCAATACAGATGATTTGCAAGCAATAACTCCAGGATTAATATATAAAGATAAAAAAGATCGAATATATCAAGCAAATGTAGGAGTAAATTTTGATGGAAGTTTAACATTTGGGGTAGGAACATATTGGAAAATTAAATTAAATAAAAAATAATAAGCAATGGTAACAAGTGCAGAATGTTTAAAAAAATGGGGAGATCCAACGATTCCAACTAATGAATTAAAATATATGACTCTATGGGATGTACCTACACATTTAGAGATAGGCGTTATTCCAAAAAGATTATATTGTAATAAATTAATGATAGGTCCATTGATGCAAGCTTTCTCTAATATAAAAGATAGAGGATTAATAGATGAATTAAAAACATGGGACGGTTGTTTTAATGTTAGAAGAAAAAGAGGATTAAAATCCATGTCTTTACATTCTTGGGGAATAGCTATAGATATAAACGCTGCTTGGAATGGTTTAGGTAAAGAACCTACTATGTCTCCTAGATTAGTAAAGTGCTTTACGGATTGTGGTTTTGAATGGGGTGGAGTATGGACTAGGAAAGATGGGATGCACTTTCAATTAAGAAGTATATAATATGTAAATTTCGCTTAAAACAGGTAATATATATATTAAATTAAATTCAATTAAATTATGAGTGATGAAATAGTAAAGAATCTTAGCTTTGGCAAAGAAGCTAGGAATAATGTTTTTGCTGGTATCGAGAAACTTACAAAAGCTGTTAGTTCAACATTAGGTGCTGGTGGAAAATGTGTAATGCTAGAAGATAGTAAGGGTAGACCGCTAATCACAAAAGATGGTGTTACAGTTGCGGATAGTATTACATTATTGGATCCTGTAGAAAATATGGGAGCAAGACTTTTAAAAGAAGCTGCTAGAAAAACGGTTAAGGAAGCGGGAGATGGAACAACAACCGCTACGGTATTAGCTCATGCTATTTTACAGGAAGCTTATCTAGTACAAGATTTAATAAACTCAAGGGAGTTAAAAAAAGGTATTGAAGATACCGTTAGTTTAGTTATAGAATATTTAGAATCTATTAAAGTTCCTGTTACAGGTGATATGATAGATCACATTGCTACAATATCAACTAATAATGATCCAGTCCTTGGTAAAATTATTGGTGATGCTTTTAGAGCAGTTGGAGAAACTGGTATTGTTATGATGGAATCATCTGCTAATGCAGAGACAGAAATAGAAATTATTGATGGTGTCCAATATGATAAAGGTTTAGTAAATTCACATTTTGTTACTAATCCAAATAAAAGAGTTGCGGAACTAGAAAACCCATTGGTACTAATTATTGAATCACCGGTAGAGTCTATAAGACAAATACAGTCAGTTCTAGAATATGTAATAAAGAATAATAAACCTTTATTGATTATTGCGGACATGGAGCAAACGGTATTAACCGCTTTAGCAATGAATAAGGTTAAAGGCAATATAAAAGTAAATGTTATCAATGCACCCACTTATGGTATAAGCAAAAAAGATACATTAACTGATCTTGCTTTATTAACTGGGTCAACAATAATAAATGAAGACCTTGGTGATGATATGGATCTTATTGATATTGATTGTTTAGGTAGTTGTTTAAAGTCTATAACAAACGATACGGAAACAATTTTGCATGTTGGTGAAACTAAGGAAGAAGTACAAAAGTTAATTGACGAATTAAATATTCAATTATCCGTAGCCAATACACCGGCAGAAGTTATTAGACTAGAAAAAAGATTAGCACGATTATCTGCAAAAGTAGCGGTAGTAAAAGTAGGAGCAGGATCTGATTTAGAATTAAAAGAAAAAGCGGATAGAGTTGAAGATGCAATTTGTGCAACTAAAGCCGCAATTAAAGAAGGTATTGTTCCCGGTGGTGGAATTGCTTTATTGGATGCTTCAAATAAAATTACAGCAACTAATAAAGGCAGTTTAGCTTTGTTAGAAGCTATTAAGGGCCCATTTAAGACAATATTAACTAATGCAGGTATTGATATACCAGATTTAAAATTAAAGCGCTTAGATGGTCACGGATTAAATGCTGTAACCGGAGAGCAAGTTAATATGATAGAAGCGGGAATTATTGATCCTTTATCTGTTACAAAAAGTGCTTTAAGAAATGCAGCTTCTGTAGCTATTACAATATTGTCAACTGATTGTGTAATTAATAACATGCGCCAAGTAGATGGAAAATTGTAAAGAGTGCGGTGCTGAGTTTGAAGGCAATAAAAGAAATAAATATTGTAGTGAATGTAAAAAACATTGCAAATTTTGCAAAAGGCCTAGAACTGATAATGGAATATCTTGTAATTCTTGTAGAACAAAACAAACTACTTACAAGTTGTCGGAAGCTGATTTAATATATATTTTAAATAAAAATACTTGTGACTGTTGTGGTAAAGAATTTAGAAACCATAAAGATAAGACTCAAGATCATTGTCATACAACCGGCAACTTAAGAGGTATTATATGCCAAAGATGCAATTGGGCTGTTGGAATGTATGAAACAACAGAGCAAAGTAATATAGTAGACTATTTAATTAAATATATTTAAGAATCAATGAAGGCAATAGGTAATAATATTATAATCTTACCTAAGAAGGTAGGGTTATCAAAAACAGAAAATGGATTACTGTTAAAAGAAAAAGATAAAGAAAATATTCGATATAAAGAAGCTATTGTAGTTTCAGTAAGTGATGATATTAAATGTATAAAGCAAGCTGATGTTATTTATTATGACAAAGCAGCGGGTCACGGAATTGAATTTGAGGGTAATGACTATCAGGTTATAAGATTGCAGGATGTTGTAATAGTTCTATGAGAAAACTAGAAGCAAAAGATATAAAGGATCTTGGGATATTAAAACATTATAGAGTAATACGTAAATGGGCTTGTAGAAATTATGATCTTACAGATGCTGATTTAGAATTATTAGTATATTTTGATTGCATGGAATATTTTACCAAGCAAGATTATAAGATAGGTACATACTCATATAGTTGGGACAATAGGCGCTGGAACAATTTGTTAAAAGAAGGATGGATAGTAGTATGGAGAAATAGAAACCATACAACCCAGAAATATAACATATATAAAGTTTCTTTCAAGTGCAAACAACTAATAAATAGAATGTACCGAATTATGCTTGGGGAAGAAGATATTCCTACAACAACAAGAAGTAATAAAATAATGAAAAATAATACATATACTGATATTGTATTACGAACAGCAATAAATAATTTAAACAAAGATAAAACAAGATGAGATACAGTAGTAAATTAATGAATCCTGTGAGTAACCCTAGTGCGGCTATAAATAATCCAACAATAACGCCAAGCACTCCGGCCGTTACAGATATGAGTTCTCCTATTACTCCTATTACACCACCAACGCCTAAAACATTTAATCCAGGTATAAAACCAAGTGGTGCTCCTGTAACATTTAATCCAAATGCTCAAGCTACAATGACTGGTGCTTTTGGTGTACCAATGGAAGGAACTTATGATAGAGCTATTAGTCCTACACAAATGAATAAACTAACCTACTAATTATAAATTAAAAAATTATGAAATTCATTAATAACGAAAAAGAACCTCACTTAATTAAAATGGAAAAACCAGGTGTTTCTGGATTAAATCATTTGTGGGATGGGCCATTAGATATGACTAATTACCCTAAAGGAGAAGGATCTAGTAGTGGTAAGAACGGAATGAAAATAAAACTTGCTGGATGCAAATATGACTCTTCGCCTATTACACAACGAGCAAAATGTAAAATATAATGGGTCCGGCAGATATTAAACTATACGGATTGAATATAATGGCTTTTTCTTTGTCATTAACAGCTATTGAGCCAATATTAAAAATAATTTTACTTATGCTTTCTATTGGTTATACTATTATTAAAATACATAGTCATTTTGAAAACAAAATAAAAAATAAAAAATAAATATTAAAAATACAAATAAGATGAGAAACGTAGGGAAAGAAGTAATAAGTAAAGCTAAGTCCATGCAATCTGGGTCTAAAGCTAGAGAATTTGCAGCGGCTAAAACAAAAAAAGCATCACCTGCTTCTACAGCAGCAACCACCGCAACAAAAACAGCAAGCGAACCAAAGCCAGGAGGCAAAAATGTAGCTGTTAAAACAAAAACATCAACGACTCCGGTTATGCAGAAAAAAGTAAGTAAAAAAACAGCTTATGATGTTAAAGAAGCTAGTAATCCAAAATTAAAAGCAAGCGCTAGAAAACATTACGCAATGAATGCTGAAGCTGCGATGAAAAATAAAAAGAAAAAATAAACCAATAATAAACCAATAATAAACCAAACTAAAACAAAAACAAATGGCTAATTTCATTTCTATTCCGGTTACAAGTGCAACTGCTCATGTTGCTGGTGACAAATTAATTAATGCAGATACAATTATTTCGCTTGTTGCTACAGCTGCAACAACAATTGTAATTTATACTCCTGGAGAAAATATTACACTTACTATAGCTGGTTCAACAGGAACTTTAGCTCTAGACGCTATTAATGCAGCTCTTGTTGCGGTACCTGGTGGTGTTAATGTACCAGTGGCTTTCCCTGCTGGAGTAACTTGTACGGCTTTTGCAGTAGCTTAATATTTTATTTTATATCCCTTATAGTTTTTCTATAGGGGATATAATAATTTTAAAAAAATAGAAAATATGGGATTTAAAATGCCGGGCCCTCCTTACAATATGCACAATACACCAATATATAGTAAGGACATGGATGACAATATTCTGGGAATGGCACAATCAAATGGTACAATATTAATAAATAAAAATGTATCTCCAATTGAGCTAAAAAAGAATAAAACGATTGAACATGAAATGGTGCATATAAATCAAATAAAAAGAGGCGATTTAGGGTATGACGAGAAGAATGTATTTTGGAAAGGCAAAATATACCCGCGTTCTAAAATGAAAGAAGGATCTAAGAAATTGCCGTGGGAAATAGAAGCTTATAAAAAGCAATAAACTTGCGTAATAATAATATTATAACTTTAATTTAATTTATTATGAGAAATTTATTATTAACGCTAGTATTATTATTGACTTGTTTATTTGCTAATGCTCAAAAAATAACCAATAAATTTTTAGAGGGCAATTGGGAAACTGAATTTCACAATGTAGAGTTCAAAACCATAAACAATAAAGAATTAAAAATAACCATATTATTAAAAGAAACCAACGAACCTATAGATGTTTTGTTATATAAAATTCACAAAGGAGATCTTTATATGAAAACTTACTACAAAAACAATGATTGGGAAGCTCTTGGTAAATTAATAGTGGTAAATGAGAACACCATGATTGAAGATGTAATATCTGACGCTCCTGGTTTACTTATATATAAACGAAAAATAAACTAATTAAAAAAAATGGCCTACAAACAAAAACCAGGTAGAGGCTCTATGCCTAAAACAGGAAGAAGTGTTCCTCCTACATTAATGAGCGGGTGTAAATCACCTATGAAACAAAAAGACCCGAAAACCGGAATGACAAAAGCGGAGGCTGGGAAAGAAATTGAAAATGTTCTTGCTGAAAATGCAAGAAGAGTAGCCGTTGAGGCTCTTGCTAAGTCTGATAGTTCTGCTGTTGCTAGTAGAGCTATGACACTAGATAAAACGTTATCTAAAAAAATGGCTGCTAGAAAAGGTAATGAAGCTGCTAACAAAAGGAGAAAACAAGAGAATTTGCCTTTAGTTACACGTGGTCAACAGCCACAAAGTGGTCTTCCAGGCGGTGTAAAATTCAAAAGACCTGATATATATAGCCGTGATGGACAACTAGAAAAAGATCCTAAACGTTCAACAGTAATGACTTATAGAAATTCAAGATAATCATGAACATGTCAAGGACTGGCTATAAAAAAAACAGTAAAGACAAAAACAAACCCTATAATATAATTCCTAGTGGAAATATTACAATGGAAAACGTTGAATTTTCTGTATTAGGCATAGACAATCTTGGAAATAAAAAGACAATGAGGCCAGGGAAGAATTACAAATTTCCTGGCAATGTTGTTTTAGAAATACCTTTAAAAAAACAGAGTTTATATAATAAAATATTTAAAAAGTAATCAAATTAAATCAAATGGAAATAGTAAGACAAATTACACAAGAACAATTAGATGCTATTAAAAGTCAGCATAAAGATTTAAATGCAGTATTAACTAATATTGGATTATTAGAGTCTCAAAAGCATTCGTTGCTACATCAGTTAGCTGATATTAACAAGGCTATCGAAGATACAAAAAATAAACTTCAAGAGGAGTATGGAGCAATCAATATTGATTTATCTGATGGCTCATACACTGAGATTGAACAAGAAAATGAAGTATAATGGATTCGGTAGTTAGAAAAGCTGGTTCATGTAAATTGTGTTTGATAGAATCCGAATTAGTTGATAATAGTAGATATTGCAGATCTTGTAGAAATTTAAAGTGTAGAGCTTTAAGATATAAAATTACGGAAGAAGAAGTATTAGACTTATTATTAGAAGACACTTGCGGAATATGTAAATCAAAATGCTTTGGAAAAAATAAAGTTATTGATCACTGCCATTTATCTGGCAATATTAGGGGCATTTTATGTAGAAAATGTAATTTAGGACTGGCTCATTTTAATGATAACATAGAAATGTTTATAAATGCAATTAAATATTTAAAAAAATGAATTCTATAAGAAAAATAAGCATTGGACCAGATTATAAAGAAAACGCTATGCACTATTCAATACATCAAGAAGTATACGGGGGACATAAAATCTCGCATATACTATTTGAGGAAGAGGATAATTCCTATAACATCTACATTAAAAAAGAAGATGAGGTAATGCCTTGGAAAAAATTTAACTCTAATATGGCAATTTCCGTTGAATATGATCTAGAATATTAATGGATATGACAGCTGTATTTGATTTTATAATTAAACCGGTAGGATCTAGATACAATAATAGCGTGGATGTTGATGGTAAGCAACTTATAACAAACACAAGAATTGAAAGTTTTAGATCTGTTAATAAAATAGCTGAGGTGGTTGCGATACCATTAGCTATAAAAACAGATATAAAAGTTGGCGATATTATTGTAATACATCATAATGTATTTAGAAGATTCTATGATATTAAAGGAAAACAAAAAAATAGTAGATCTTATTTTAAAGAAGATTTATATTTTTGTGCTCCTGATCAGATCTATTTATACAAAAGGGACGGTGACTGGATATCTTATGGAGACCGTTGCTTTGTAAAACCAATAAAAAACAAAGACCAATTTAAGCTATCCAAAGAACAAAAGCATATTGGAATACTAAAATATGGTAATGAGTCCTTAAATGGGCTCCAAATCAATCCTGGCGACTTAGTTGGATATAAACCTTATGGTGAATTTGAGTTTATCATAGACGACCAGAGATTATATTGTATGAAATCTAATGATATTGTAATTAAATATGAATATAAAGGAAACGAAGCTGAGTACAACCCCTTTTGGGCAAAATGATTGGATTGTTTATAGACATATTAGATTGGATAAAAATATACCATTTTATATTGGTATAGGTAAAGATATTAATAGGCCATATAATAAAAAAGATAGATCAAATTTTTGGAAGAGTATAATTGGGAAAACAGAATATATTGTAGAGATTCTTTTTGATAATTTAACAAAAGAACAAGCAATAGAAAAAGAAATAGAGTTTATACAATTATACGGTAGAGTTGATTTAAAAACTGGAACTCTTTGTAATATGACTTGCGGAGGTGAAGGAACGAGTGTATTGAATGATGATTTAGAATGGTTACGACGGCACAAAATAAAGGCAACTTTAACAGGTAGGAAGGCATCGGAAGAATCAAAAATAAAAAATTGTTTAAGTAAAGCAAATAGAATAGCTGTAACAATTAATAATATTCAATATCCTTCTTTAAGAAAAGCTGCATTGGCTTTAGGGGTCCATAAGAATACTATAAAAAAATTATATTATATTAAATAAAATGGATATTAAAGAGACTAAAAAAAGTATTATAAGAGCTGGGCAAAAAGCAGTTGAGGAATTAATAAAGGTAGCTGAAGAAAAAATTGTTGATAGTGGGGACGATATATCTGCTGATAGATTAAAGAATGCTGCAGCCACAAAAAAGTTAGCTATTTTTGATGCTCTTGAAATTCTAAATAGAATCCAAGAAGAAGAAAAAATGTTAGAGGACTCTGAAAAGCAAACAGAAACAAAAGTTTTTAAAGGGTTTGCAGAAGGGAGATCTAAATAATGTACGAACAAACTTTATATAAGGTACTTGATGATTATATCAAGCCTAGCGTTATAAAACAAAAAAATCGTCATAACAAATGGGAATATGGATATAACAAGGACCATGACGTTGTTGTTATAAGTCGTACCGGTAAGATTGGCGAAATATATGAAATTCAGAATCTTAAGATAGCATTACCTTTAATAGAAAGTTCTTATAAACGTTCTGATAAAAAAGAATTACAATATTGGGAGCAAATAGAATTTCCTAAAGAACTATCTAAGATTAAGAATGTATTCGATTGGAATAAATACCCGGATGCTTTTAAAGAGCGTTGGTATGATTACATCGATCAAGAATTTAAAAATAGAGAAGAAGGTTTTTCATTTTACAATAATGGTAAACCTACATATATAACAGGTACACATTATATGTACTTGCAATGGAGCAAGATAGATATTGGTGCGCCAGATTTTAGAGAATCTAATAGATTATTCTTTATATTTTGGGAAGCTTGTAAAGCAGATCCTAGATGTTATGGAATGTGTTATTTAAAGAATAGACGTTCTGGATTTTCATTTATGTCTTCTGCAGAATTAGTTAATCAGGCAACAATATCTAGTGACTCCCGTTTTGGTATATTATCAAAATCCGGAGCCGATGCTAAAAAAATGTTTACAGATAAGGTTGTTCCTATTTCTATAAACTTTCCGTTCTTTTTCAAACCTATCCAAGATGGTATGGATAGACCTAAAACAGAATTAGCATATAGAATACCAGCATCTAAACTTACACGTAAAAAATTAGATGCTAATGAAAAGCTTGAAGAGCTTGACGGATTAGATACAACAATTGACTGGAAAAATACTGGTGATAACTCTTATGATGGTGAAAAACTAAAACTTTTAGTTCACGATGAAAGTGGTAAGTGGGAAAAACCAGATAATATATTAAACAACTGGCGTGTTACAAAAACCTGTTTAAGGCTAGGATCCAAGGTTATAGGTAAGTGTATGATGGGTTCAACATCAAATGCTTTAGATAAAGGAGGTGAAAACTTTAAGAAACTTTATTACAATTCAGATGTTACAAAAAGAAACCGCAATGGACAGACTGCTTCAGGATTATATAGTTTGTTCATACCTATGGAATGGTCCTACGAAGGATTCATTGATTCTTATGGCTTACCTGTCTTCGATACTCCGGAAAAACCCGTAAAAGGAGTAGATGGTAATTGGATTGATTCAGGAGTTATTGATCATTGGCAAAATGAAGTTGAAGGTTTAAAAGCTGACTCTGATGCTTTAAATGAATATTATAGACAGTTTCCAAGAACAGAGCAACATGCCTTTAGAGATGAAGCTAAACAAGCTTTATTTAATCTTACTAAGATATATGAACAGATTGATTATAATGATGATCTGAAATATTCAAATGTATTAACTCGTGGTAGTTTCCAATGGGAAAACGGTATACCCGATTCAAAAGTAATGTTTTATCCAAATCCAGATGGACGATTCCTTATTACTTGGGTTCCCGATAAATTCTTACAAAACCGCGTGATAATAAAAGATGGAATGAAATATCCAGGCAATGAACACTTAGGTGCTTTTGGTTGTGATAGTTATGATATATCAGGTACTGTGGATGCGCGAGGATCCAATGGAGCCCTACACGGACTTACTAAGTTCTCAATGGAGAATATGCCTATCAATCACTTTTTTTTAGAATATATAGCTAGACCTCAAACAGCCGAGGTATTTTTTGAGGAAGT